TATACCTAAGGTAGAGAACGTGTATAAATTAATGAAATATCTTAACATAAACGAGGATGAACGAAATAGGATGGGGCAAAGGAGTCCTGAACGAAATAAGCTGGGGACTAGGAGCTGACGAAGGAAATAACCTGCTCGCAGAGAACGGTAGCTTTTTTGTAACTGAAGATAATAGACTGTTGGTCACAGAAAGTCCAACAGATTCGACTGGTTATGGTTATGTATACGAGACTAGTTGGAGTGGAGAAACACTTTTAAAACGATAATAAATGGCAGACGAAATTAGATTTAGTGAATTACCGGTAGCAGACACTCCCTTAGATGGAAGTGAAATTGTTGCTTTAGTACAAAATGGAACAAGTAAAAAGGTAAAGGTTGGGTATCTTGCACCACCACCACCTCCTACTATGACTGCAGTTCCTACAAATATTTCTCATAACGGAAACCAAAACTCTGGGAAAATTAGCTTTCAATTTGACCCATGGTCAGCATCTCCACAAAAGGTATTTGGTTTTAAACACCCATTGTTGCCAAATGATGAGATATTCTATATTTTTTATGTGGAAGAGTATACATCTTTTTCATTTGAATACGATAATTTTTCATATAGTTATCCTACTGAAATAACTATAAACAATGATTCAGTAACCAGTTCAAGTATTCAATTATGGGGTGTAGGATATACGGTAAATTTCTATGGTAGATTCTTTTCAAACACGGGTAACCTACAAGGCAGAGGTATTTTGAACTTTCCGAACTGCTTGTACATGGACAATTTAGAGGGTTACGGAAATCCTTTTACCAGTCTTTTGTTTCCTCAATTGATTGCCGTTAATGGCTGTAATATTGGCGGAGGTGTACAAGCACTTAATGCACCTGAATTAGTATATGCTGGTTCTTTGCAAATAAACTATATGAATGGCCCATTGTCATCAATAAATTTACCAAAACTAAAGGTTATCAATAGCGATTTATACATGTATAATAATCCAAATGTTCAATCGCTAAACTTTCCAGAATTGGTTTATGCAAATGGAATATCAATTGACCAATGTCAAAGTCTTACAACTATTAATGTAGGTAGTAAATTGGTATTAAAAGAGCCATATCAAAAATATTGTAACATTAACAATGCTCCATTAAATACTGCTTCGGTAGACGATTTATTAATTGCTATTGATAACGCAGGTCAATACAATGGTCAAATCAACTTAACTTCATTGTGTCAACCGCCAAGTGCAGCAGGAGTAACTGCAAAAAATAATTTGATAAGCAGAGGTTGGTCAGTATCTACAAATTAATAAGAAATGGAAATTCAATTAACATCAGACAAGTACATTGTTGCAACAAGTGAAAACGCAGAAATAGTTCACTTTTCATTTGTAACAAGCGGAGCGAAATACTCAACTATTCAACCTATTGTTGAGCAATTCGATACTATCGAAGAAGCTGAAGCGTATGTTGATGGTATTAAAGGAGAAGGTTTTTCTAGATCAACTTTCAAGTATCTATTCGAAACACCTGAACAGCCAGCATAATGGAGCAATTCATAGCGATAACAAAAAAATACGGAGTAACTGGAGTGCTAGCTATGTGGCTTTGGCATACAGATAACAGATTGAACAAGGTAGAAACTGCCTTGTATGACTGCTATAAAACACAAGCCATAGTTAAAAAAACAGCTAGTACTTCTTTTGCATCAGTCAGTCAAATGTACGCTGTGCTTCCAAGTAAAACTAAAATCAAGACTAAATATGGATACGTTATTGTCTGAAAATCAAGAGCAAGTGCAGGATACTGTAATGCTCAATTACACACTTGAAAAGCTCAACGATGTCAAAGGAGAGCTAGAAAGTGAAAGCCACTTTAGAACAACTGTCAATGTTTTGGAGCTAGTAGCAATCATGCTAGTTGCAATTTTGTTCTATTCTAGGCAAAAAAAATAGTAAATTATGGTTCGTAACTACACAACAGAGCAGCTTTTAGACAAGGTTAAAGAGCTGTCTACTTACAAATCAATACCTCAGGGGTACTGGATACTTGGAGTTAGATCAAATGAAGATGTACCGGATACTTATGATGATAAATTCTATTTGTTTCACAACGAAAAGTTCTGTATGGTAACTTCTGGCACCACAAATGCTGGAAAAAACACTATGTTAGAATTTGAAAAGGTAAACAAGAAAGGAGCTGCTATTCTGAAAGCTGACCAGTGGTATTATGATGTTTGGGAATATGGTTCGCACCGCAGACGTGTTGAAGCATTGTTACAATTAGGAGCTAAGGTTGAAGTTTACAGAGATACGAATAAGGACTTGAAGCAGGATCAAACTGGCAAGACAGAAAAAGGTTATTTTGGAATAAACTTTCATCCAAACACTTACAATCTAGAATCAGAAGCTCCAGTATCGAATAAAATTGGTTGGTGGTCAGCAGGATGCCAAGTTGTAAACAACCTCAGCAAATACAGACAAATAATCAGACTAGTAAAAAGTCAAAAAATAGTTACCTACTGCTTAATTCACGAATTTTAAAACATAGTCATGGCTAAAAAGAAAAAGGATCTAGACATTAAATTAGACACAGCGAATGTTGACGTTTCTGTCGTTCGCAAGGATGGTAAAACAGACATTGAAATTGAAACACCTATTGCTACGGTTGATGTAGAAAAGGAAGCAGACAGCACAAAGGTTGAGGTTGTTACCAAAACCAAAGCAGGAGCTACTATTTTGAAGGTATTGCGTGCTATCAAGGCATTGAAATGACTTTAACACGACACTCCAGAAACGTCCATCAGTACGCAACTGAACAAAAGCAATTCAGATTAGCGATGCTTTCTGACATTCACTGGGACAACCCGAAATGCAAGAGAGATGAGCTTAAGAAGGATCTTGACTACTGCCTAAAAAACGACATTCCTATTTTGATAAATGGGGACTTTTTCTGTTTGATGCAAGGACGTGGAGATCGAAGATCAAATAAATCTGACATTCGACCTGAGCATAACAACTTCAAGTACATAGACTCAGTTATAGAAACCGCAGTCGATTGGTGGATGCCTTATGCACACCTTATTCTAGTAATAGGATATGGAAATCATGAAACAGCTATCATTAAATGGCAGGAAACAGACGTTTTACAGCGTTTCGTTGACCTTTTGAATGCTAGGTGTGGAACAGCAGTACAAACGGGCGGATATGGCGGATGGTTGATTGTCAATCAATATAGTCGTGGTACTGCCAGTGGTATTAGTACGAAAATCAAGTACTATCATGGATCAGGTGGTGGTGGTATTGTTACCAAAGGAGCGATAAACCTTACCAGAGCATTGGAAATCTATGAAGGATTTGATGTATTCAGCATGGGGCATATTCACGAAAACGCTTCGAGAAACGATGTTCGTGAGGTAGTTGTACATAAGTCCAAAATAGGATACCAAACAGCTCACAAGCAGATACATTTGATGCTGACTGGAACTTACAAGGAAGAGTACGAAGATGGATACGCAGGTTTCCATGTAGAGCGTGGCGCACCGCCAAAACCAATCGGTGGAAGGATCCTAGAAATCACAATGAAGCGTGAAACGAAGGACAATGTAACGAAAATGAACAAGTACATAGATAGTTACAAATTCCCTGCATAAATTTTTTTTGTATATAGGTAATGCCATTCATGTAGAGTGGCATTTTTTTTTGCAATTTTTTTTCTAAAATTATAGTACTTTCAAAATACTCTTTATATTTGCCTATAAACATTTAACAATTGAACAATATGAAAGCTACCACAATTACACTAGAAAAATTATTCATCGAGGAACAAAAAATGTATGATGAATACCAAGAAGCCATCGAAAAATACGACATGATGATTTCAGAAGGATACTTCCCTAAGGAATTGATTCAAAATCAATTCGAACTGATTGACATCAAAAAATACAAATGGTTAGGGGCTCGTGAGCTAATTAGAAATATCAGTACTACAAAGCAATTTTATCAAGCTGAAGAATCTGCATTAATGAAAAAAGGAGCTGGCGCGCTCCTTTAATCTTATGCTATAACAACTATGAATGACACAAATATAACAATTATGAAAAAAGTACAAAAATTAAATTTGAAAAATACTGGTTCTTTTTACAACTGGCTTATGGCAAATAATCAGAGCGAACCTATTGTTGGAGCTGGAGCTACTCAAATGATGTGGTCTGATCGACACGCATTTGAAGTGACTTGGGTATCTGCTGACAAAACGGAATGTATCATTAAGCGATATGATGTGAAGCGCATTGACAATTATGGAATGGGCGACTGCCAAGAATACGAATACAAGGATTTGGTTGAAGGATCTGAACGCAAGCTAGTTTGGAAATCTAAAAATGGTGGTTGCTGGTGCATGGAAGTAAACGAACTGAACTGGACACCTGAATATATGCGAAAAACAATGAAAGGATATGTACTGGATGTTTTGACAAAAGAGGAATACGAAGCGGTATTTGGAAACGGACCAATGCAATTTGTTGAAGGAATCACTCGATACACGAAGAAATACTATCCGATCAATATTTTATTTGGAGTCAAAAAAGAATATTACGACTTTAGCTTTTAAATTAATGACTATGAACACAAGAAAATTATCAGTAATCATTGAATGTCAGGAATGTGAAGGTACTGGAATTCAAGAAGTAGGACCTATTTGTTACAAACCTGCCAGCATGTGCTGTGGTGGATGCTATCAGGAAGTGGATTGTTACCTATGCAATGGAAATGGTAGTGTAATCACAGATGACAGAGATGAAGAATCGTGTAGAATTGCACAAATACTAATTACCCTACACCACACGCAAAAGCATCCAGAATGGATGAAGAAACTAGAGCAAAAGCTCTTTGATATTGTGAAACTTAATAAAGAATACGAGCTATGACATTTGTACTCAGATTTTGGACTAAAAAAACCTTTCATGATGAGGTCAGAACCCACTTCAATTACGAACACTATTTGGAAGTTCTGAAAGCAAGAAATATTCAATTTCAACAGCATGGATATGATTACGGAAGATAACACTAGAGCTATCTTCGAATGGCTCGTTAAAAAGCAGCAAATGGCAATGTTCTCTATAGAATACTTCCCAGAAACACCTACCTACAGCAAGTGCTTCAAAACCATCAAGGCAAGGTCTGAAAAGGAAGCACTAGAAAAGTCAGGACTTGATAAATCACAAATTATTAGAATCAAATTGATATGAGAAAACGAATCTATACCCCCGAAGAAGTTCAGAATGCAACAAATTATGTAATGGAACAATTTGAAAATAAGCAAATTACGATAGGAGAATGGAATGTTTACGTTAACATGATGACAAACATAGAACGAGCATGGAATCAGTACCCTATGAAGATACAAGCACAATTCATATACACAATGGAAAAATTTGAACAATTCCTAGACACCGTTGAATACAAGATTAAAATTAACGACTACTTAAAAAAAATTTCGACACTAAACTAGAAAATGCTAATTTTACAGCAAAGCTACCACACTTCAGTTAGTATTAATTTCAGTCCCTCTATGGAGTTGCAGGTGGTAGCGCAGTTTTATAGGGGGACTTTCCATTTGACAACTATGAAAAAATTAGAATGGTTTAAATTTTCTCCTTCCGAATGGATGATGGGAAAAATATCAAGGTGCAGACCTGACACACGAGCGAGTTATGTTACGCTCTGTTGTCTCTACTGGAACGCAAACGGACAAATGAATCCTGACGATGCGAAACTAGAATTTACAATCAATGGCTGGCAGGAAATCATTAGATACAAATTGGTCGAGTTTTCTGACGATAACAGCAGGATCCTGATCAAATTCCTTGACGAGCAACTTGATGACATCCGTAAAACATTCGAACGCAACAGCTTAGCAGGAAAACGCAGTGCAGAAATCAGAAGCAAACGAACCTTCAACACCCCTTCAACACCCCTTCAACACCCCTTCAACACTCAGTCAACAGATATAAGATATAAGAATAAAGAGAGTATATATAGACAAATTGAGCATTTGTCTATCACACACACTGAATTTGATAAATTGGCATCTATTTACGGAAAGCCAGCTGTGGACAGCATATTCGATGACATAGCGAACTACAAAAACATCAAAAAATACAAATCGTTATTTTTGACAGCTAAAAAATGGCTCGAACTTTCAGCTGCCAAAACCAATAATGACCTATTTCAGAGCGACTCTAGTTACGAAAACATAATGAAAAAGCTAGGACAATGATACTGACGAAAGGACATCAAATACAGTACTTACTGGACTACAAGGATGGAAAAATCAAACAAGGACTTGGAATTGGCGCACCAATGGATCAGTATCTCAGGTTCAAACCTAAGCAACTGAACATAATTTTGGGACATGACAATGTTGGAAAAACCTTTTTCATGAACTGGTATTTTTTATGCCTGAGCGCAGTACACGACATCAAATGGATAATTTGGTCTGGAGAGAATCAATCTGGACAAATCATTCGTGACATGATACAGATGCTGTCAGGTAAAAAATTCCTTGACCTAGAACAGCGTGAAATCATGCGCTACAGCACTTATATTGACAGCTGGTTTACATTCGTAGATAACAGCATATTGTACAAACCCGAGCAGCTTTTGGAAATCTTTGAGCAATCGGATGCGCAAGGATGCTTGATAGATCCATTTACGGGACTTGATAGGGGAATGGGATACGAAGAAAATTATCGTTTCCTAAACATGACTAGGCAATTTTGCAACCGCACTGGAAAAACGGTATATATCAATACACACCCTAACAGCGAATCCGGTAGGAGTGGAAATCTTTACCCCGACAAACACCACTGGGCAGGACACTTGAAAGCACCCTTAAAGGACCATATTGAAGGCGGAAAATCATTTTTGAATCGCTGTGATGATATGTTTGTCATACACAGATTGATTAAACACGAAACGATGCGTTTCTACACCCTGCTATCTGTCGAAAAAATCAAGGACACTGACACTGGTGGAAAACACACCTTAATTGACGATCCGATATTGTTTGACTACAATCGAGGTCTTGGCTTCACAAACGAAAATGTTGATCCACTACATGTTTGGCGCATGAACCACGAAAAAACACAGATATTGAAACCAAACAAACTATTTGATGAGAACTGACAATTTTGTAATATGGAAAGCTAAGCTCATGCTGAATGGGGTACTTGTTGGAATTAGGGTTATGCGTGAAAAAATCGAGAAGGAACGTCCTGACAAAAAGCAATACATTCAGAACGCAAAAATTAGCGAGCGTGATTTGGAATTTGTCCGTGACGTTATGGATAACATTGAAAAGGAAAATTACGCACTAGGATCCAGATGCTTTGACTTGGAGCGCATAAACATGGAGCTTAAACTAGAAAATCAGAAGCTCACTGAAGCTGTAAAAAACCTCACAGAGCGAGTTAATTTGTAACAACTAATAAATATATACTATGAATGAAGAAAGACACAGAATGAGAGAAAAAATGGCAGCTATTGGCACAATGATACTGCTATCTGTAATCGGAATTATTTTGACAATTCAATTTATTTACGAACTATTTTAAACAACAAGAACAATGAAAAGAATATTATGCTTATTTGGATGGCATAAATGGACTGCCTCAATGAATGATTACATTGAAGAGTTTGGTTATGTGCCTTTGGACAATAGAATTGCAAGTAATTCCACTTGTGAAAGATGTAAAGTAACCTTTAAAAAATCCAACTATCCGGAAATTCCGGCAAGTTCAAAACAACAAGAACAATGACAAATGAACAATTTTGCAAGATATACACTGCATATCACGGAGAGGTTATAGATAAGATTGGTCAATTAGTTCAGACGTGTATGAATGGAGAAGAACTAAAAGAGTTAATTGAATTTTATATTGAACAACTTAAACAACAAGAACAATGAAATACTACCATTTAACATTTTTAAGAGACGGCAAATATGTTACTGCATTTGCTCATACAACAAGTATTACAAACTTCCTTTTAATTGAGAAAGAATTAGGAAGAGAAGTACACATTCTATATTCAAGAGATATAGATGAAGAAGAATATAATTTATTTCATAACATTTAAACAACAAGAACAATGAGCTACGAACTAATAGCAAAACCGAATCATTGGGATCGAACATTCACTATCAGATTGAAATACAAATCAGGTATTGAAAAATACAGAACCGATAAATTGAGTGAAAATCAATTTGCAATAGCGTTGACTTACACCAAAACAGAATGGGAAATTTATTTAGATACAGCAAATAATTACAAAAAAATATGACAGAAATTAAACAATTGATAGAACAATGGGCAATTGATAGAAATATCGACCAATACGAAAATCGTTTCCAGCAATCATTGAAATTGAGTGAAGAAGTAGGAGAGCTATGCGGAGCAATACTGAAACATAAACCCGAAGAAATTATTGATGCAATAGGAGATATTCAGGTAGTATTGATAATTTTATGCAAGCAACTTGATATAAATTATGACAGATGCCTGCAAATTGCATGGAATACAATTAAAGACCGCACTGGAAAAACGGTAAATGGAAGCTTTATTCGTGATGTAGAACCTAAAAATAAATGATATGCCCGGAACACCGATGCCTCGACCACCAAAACCAACATCTAGTCCATGTCAAAAACATGATGAAGAATTTGAATATGACTCTATAGTCTTATCTATATTGCTAAAAATACAAAACAGAGCTAGAATAGGTAAGAAAAAATACGGAACAGATCTTGATAGGACAGATTTGAATAAACTTGACTGGATCAATCATGCGCAAGAAGAAGCTATGGATTTGATATTGTATTTGGAACGACTTAAAAAAGACCTGCAAAATGCCTAGATGCAAAAATTGTAAGGAAAAATTCGAACCTATAAGGTTCAATCATAAGTACTGCCTTAAGGACGAGTGTGTAAGAACATTCGTCCAAGAGGTAAAGGAAAATTCTTGGAAATCAAGAAAGAAAAAAATGACTGAGGATCTGAAAACAACTCAGGACTGGATGAAGGAAGCTCAGGTTATGTTCAATAGGTATATTCGACTTCGAGACAAGGATCAAAACTGCATCAGTTGTGGATCGAAACTTGGAGCCAAGTATGACGCTGGACATTATTTCAGCTCAGGTGGACATAGAGCTGTGACATTTGACGAAAACAACGTCCATGCTCAATGCGTTCATTGTAACCAGCATTTGAGTGGTAATCTTTTGAACTATCAATTAGGAATTGAAAAAAGAATAGGTGCTGATAAGCTCATCGAACTATACGAAAAAGCGTATCTGACAAAAAAATTCAGTGTACCTGAACTTCAGGAAATAATTTTGGTCTATCGACAAAAGATCAAGGAGCTACAATCTTAGAAAAAATCAAAAAAATATTGAAAAAATTTTTATCGGTTTGTAGTATCTTAAAATACTCTTTATATTTGCCTATAAACATTTAACAAATGGCAACTATGGAAGTATTTGATATTATGGAAAAGCTCAGAATCAAGGAGCTAGAGCTTTATGAAGCTTACCAAACAACTAAGCTAGTATTTGGCGAAAATAGTGAAGCGTGCGCTAGAGCTATTTCACGCTGGCATGCTATTTATGACTTTTACAAGGAATTACAAAACGAACAAGAAAAATAACAACTATGGAAATGAAACAATTTTTAGATCAGCTAGGACATCTCGATATGGAAAGCTGGATTTTGGTACAAAAAGCATACAAGGAATTTGCATCTGATGAAGATATTATGGATTGTGGTTTTAATCCAAGAAGTGGATATGTTTGGATAGCACTTGAAAACGGAATTCAAATTGTATCGACATTAGGACATTCTGTTGAATACATAACCGAAGATCCCCAGACATACGAGGAGCTATTTTTTGACACTTATCAAGAAGCATTAGATTACATATACCTAGTACAATAACGAACTTTTAACATAACAGCTATGAAATTACCTGAATTCCAAATTATCGTAAAGAAAAAAAATAAAGTGCATGACAGCATAATAATAAAAAGCTCAGAAGATGCACACAGAGCCGCTAGAATGATTTTTAATGATGGAACTATACTCTGGACTGAGGAAATGATTTTAATGTGCTTAGATCGAAAAAACGAAATAATTGCAGTGCATAAGGTTTCTAGTGGTGGAACTTCATCTGTACTGGCTGATCCGAAAGTGATATTTACTTTGGCACTACGCAGTTTGGCTTCTGGCATTATTGTGGCTCACAACCATCCAAGTGGAAATCTTACAGCTAGTCGTGAAGATATAAATTTGACAAAGCGATTGGTACAAATTGGGGAAATTTTTGATATTAAAATATTTGACCACTTGATATTGTCTGATGATGGATATCTCAGCATGGCAGATAACGGAGACATGTAAAAAAAAGGATATGGAACACTATAAATGGTCTTTTGGAACTACGGTATTTGCTCGCAAATGTGATGCTACTGGTAAAGGAATGAATGAAGGATACTGTGTCGGGGATGGAGAGCTTTATTTTTCTGACCGACAGCACATGATTGACCACCTCAGAACGCTAAATTGGGAAGATTGGAAGCACAAAAACTCACCTGCCAACCCAAGCGATGAAGAGCTGTTAGAATTCTTTCATATAGAAGGATATTGCTACTACACCGAATGGACTTTTGATGAGGTAATGTATGATGGATATTACTATGACGAAAACGGAAACGAAATTGACTTTATTTAATATGGAACTGAACGAAATCAAATCAGCTGTAATGTCAGGACAAACGGTTTACTGGGCAAACAGCAACTATATGGTAAAATGGAATGGATGCTATTTGGAGCCAAGATTTAACATAGTTTGTATCATAAATGGTTGGATGTGGGGTTTGACTAAGCAGGATGGAACAATGAATGAGGATCCGGAAAAATTTTACTTAGGATAGTGCTATTTCAATATAAATTCACTATATTTGCCTATAAATTATTTGACTATGACATCACAAATCTATGAGCTTAGGTGTGGCAATAAAGCAATAATGGTAACTGGAAGTTATGACGTTGCTAAAAATGTAACTGAACACCTTAACAAAACGAAGCAATACAATGACGAGGTTTACGTCTTTGAATATGACTTTGACAATGAGCTTTGGCTCGAAGATAACCCTGAAGAATTTATGTTTGTTTAATTAATACCAATGACTATGAGTATGACTAAAGTGAATCACGAAGCAGAAATGCAACAAGTCCATGAAAATGGGCAAATTGAAATGACAGCGTTTCCTATTGAAACGAGAAGTATTTATCATGCACTGATATGTTTTCAGCTAGAAGTACCTAGCTTAATGAAAAACGCTCAGGGATATGGATACAAGTTTGTAGAGCTGTCTGACATTCTATCGACAATCAAACCTATACTGGCAAAATATGGTTTGGGAATTATTCAGCCATTAGAAGAAAACGGAAGCATCAGAACAATATTGTTTCATGAGCCAACTGGACAAACAATAGAATCTAGTGTGAAAATTCCTGAAGGAGTACAGCTTAAGGGAATGAATGACTTTCAGGTAATGGGATCGGCAATTTCTTATTTGCGCAGGTACTCGATTAGCAGCTTGTTGTCATTAATTACGGAGCAAGACAATGATGCCAGTGGTACACAAATCAAGGAATCGAAAAAACCGCAGGTAACTAATACCAAAAAAGTACTATCTGAAGCTCAGTTTGTAAAGGCAATAGAAGCAATTCAAAACGGAGAATATACCAAAACCAAGCTGTTTCTTAACTATCAGTTGACTAGTGAGCAAACAGAAATGCTAAACGCTTTGTAATATGTACTTTTCAGATATAAAAATACGATGCAGCCAATTAGGTAAGGTTATGCCTAGCTCTAAGGACGGAACTGGACTCGGAGAAACTGCAAAAAAATACATTCAGGAGCTGTTTCTAGAGCAAGAAATGGGAATCAAGAAGGACATTTGGAGCAGATATTTTGACAAAGGTAGATTGGTTGAAAAAGCATCAATCGAACTTGCCAATAAAGTGCTTGGATGGGGTTTGACACATGAATACATTCACAAGGATGATCAGGAATACTTTCAAAATGACTTCATTACTGGACACACAGATATTTGTACAGAAACGCTGCTAGCTGACATAAAAAGCTCTTGGGATGCCACCACGTTTCCTTTCTTTAAGGATGGAGTAAACGAATCTGTTTACAAATTGAACAAGGACTACTACTATCAGTTGCAGGGTTATATGTGGCTTTCTGGACACGAAAAAGCATATTTAGTATACTGCCTAACTGACACCCCTGAAGATATGATTATGGATGAAGTACGCAGGGAATTATGGAGAGCGAAAAGCATCGATGATGATATTGAAATTGAACAAATGGTCAGACGCAGGCACAATGTATCTAACATTCCTGAAGAATTTCGAGTAAAAAAATTCACGGTAGTTAGGGATGATGATGTGATTGACAAAATAAAGCAAAAAGTGTTTCAATGCAGGGAATATTATGACTCGCTGTTTGAAATAATCGGAAATTAGTAACCAATAAATAACAACTATATGTATAATAGTAAATTTGAAGCGGCACTTCTCAAAATGCCAAAGTACTTTACTTCAAACGAGTTCACGAATGAGCTTAGAAAACAAGGTGCAAACGAAAGGTATATCAAAACTTTTCAGCCGAAATTCCTGAAAGAACACTGCGTGCAAGCAGAAACAAAAAGGACTTGGTATAAAAAGGGTGCTGAAGTAATACCTAGCGCAAGAAAAACGAAAAAAGTAGGATTGATTAGAAGATTTATTAACTGGTTATATTAAATAAAATGGAGCAGAAATACGAACAAAAGCAGAACACTGGAGCAATTTTCAAAAACGAGAAAAAAACGTCTGAAAAGCATCCGGACTACAGAGGTAAAATTAATGTCAATGGACACGATCTTGATATAGCACTTTGGCTTAAGGAATCTGCCAAAGGAGTGAAATACTTCAGCGCATCGATATCAGAACCTTATGTACCTGAGCAAAATACTGAAAATAACACGACAACTACGGAGCAAGATGATGATTTGCCATTCTAAACAATAGATTATGTATATAAATGACGTAGAATTACGAATTAAATTGAAAAACATACTCCAATACAGAACAAAAAATAGTGTTGTTACAGCTATTAGAAGCAATGGACACAAATTTCAGCAGTACAACTTAGATTGTTTTATCAATGGTAAAGCAGTATCAATAGACACACTGAAAAAAATAGATGAATTTGTTTCTAGTAATAAATAGCATTGTTTGTAAACAGAAAAAAGTGGAAGTTTTTAACAGACTTCCATTTTTTGTTTATATTTGGGCATGAACAATCGGTGGTTAGAGCTGTTATATGAGCATCATGCTGAATGGATCCAGATGGTAAAATCATTTGGCGAGCATGGATACGCTGAGGATATTGTTCAGGAAATGTATATCAGATTGTACAACTATTCAGCTCCCGAAAAATTCATTGTTGATGATCAGGTAAACAAAGGGTTTGTTTGGATGGTATTGAAAAACTACTGCAATACCCTAAAGCTACAACGGTCCAAAATTCACAAGATTGAAATTTCTACGGTACTAAATTTGTCTACTGAAGAAACAGATGCGAACCACTTTAGATCCATCGAGGTAATCATGGATAAAATCGAGCAGGAAAAATTGAACTGGCACTGGTATGACCGACAGCTCTTTGATATTTACATGAACACGAACAAATCAATGCGCAAGCTCAGTCAGGAAACGAAAATTAGTACAGACAGCATATTTAACACTATAAAAAAATGCAAAAAGAAGCTGGAAAAAGCTGTTGGAGAAGATTATATTGACTTTTTAAATCAAGACTATGAGAGGATATGAAAACATCGTTAGGGTTCTAGAAAACCATATCGGAATGCAATTTGAACGCAACCGAGAATTGTATGAAACACTAGGGAAATTGGAAAATGACCTTAGAGAAGCTGAGCAGCAATTAGCTCACTACAAAAACGAACTTACAGAATTAGCGAGAGAATACCAAAAAGACAGAGAAAAATGGGCAGACCTAGAAAAAAACCAATAGCCAAACCTGAGCCGCAAATTGAAGAGCATTTGTCGGATCAAGAGCTAGCTGACAAAATTGAATCAGAAAACGAAAGCATTGGCTTCGGAGATACATTCAAAAAAGTAATGGACGCTACCGGAATCAGTAAGGTAGTGGAATTTATTGCAGGAGAGGACTGCGGATGTGATGAACGCAGAGCTAAATGGAATAAGGTTTGGAGATACAAGCAGCCAAAATGCCTTTTGGAATCAGAATACAAATTTTTATCAGGAATCATTGGCAATAGACATAGACGTGTTGACTATGTTACACGAAACGAAATCTATGCTATTTACAATCGAGTCTTTAGTACGAAGAAAAAACCTACCAGCTGCGGAACTTGTCTGCAATCAATGGTAAACGATTTGACAATAATTTATAACGAATACAAATAATATGGACGCAACAAAAATGGAAATCAAGGTGTACCCAGTGGAACAACTGATTGAAAGCGAGTACAACCCGAGAAAAATTTCTCGAAAAGAAATGGATGATTTGATTGACAGCATCAGTATCTTCGGACTTACTGAGCCAATTATCATTAATACCCACGAAGATCGTGTTGGAGTAATTATTTCTGGACACCAAAGACTTAAGGCATGTAAGCAACTTGGAATGACTGAGGTGCCATGTTTGGAAATGAACTTGACACTTAAAGAGGAAAAGCAGTTAAATATCCGAATGAATAAAAACGGAGGTAAATTTGACTTTGACATTCTCGGAGCTTTCTTCAACAAAGAGGATTTGACAAGCTGGGGTTTTATCGAATCTGACTTCCCTATTGTCGTAGATCCAAACGAAACAATCAAAACTATTGATGAAGAGCCAGTGTACCCTATTGTGCCAATTTTGAGTGAAAAATATGACTACGTTATTATTTATGCCACCAACGAAATTGACATAGCATACCTTGACAACTTCTTTGATATGGAAGTAGAAAAATCATACAAAAACAGCAGGGTTGGAATAGGTCGTGTGGTTTCATTTGAAAAATTCAAATCAAAAGTACGTGATGAAAGAGTTGGTTAAATTGATCATTGTTAGCCACAAAAGAGCTGACTCAGTGCGCAGTAAACATGCGTTCGCAAATGCGGCTATTTGTATAGCAGAAAGCCAGTATGACGAGTACTATAAATACAACCCCGAATGCGAATTGATAGTGCATCCTGACAGCGTGGTTGGTCTATCGGCAAAATATCGATGGATACACGCTAACTTTAAAAACTTTGCAATCATTGGCGACGACATTGACCACCTGCGTAGGAACTACCTACTAGACCTCAAAGACAAAAAATTCGAAATTGATCCTGAAACAGCTTACGATATTATTCAATCGACAGCGTATACAGCTCAACAGCTCGGAGCGAAATTGTTTGCCTTCAGCAAGGAAATGAATCCGGTTGCTTACTCAGGACACAAACCATTTAGAATTACTGGTATTGCCAGTGGTGGAGTTATTGGTATCTTGGATGGCTTTCAAATGAAAATCACGGACCGCTGCGTATCAGGACTTGATTACTTTCTAAGCGGATTGAATGCTCACTTTAATCGAGTATTGTTTGTGGATGAGCGATACTATGCTTGGGGTAAGGAAGGAACTTTTGTTTCCAAAGGTGGTATGGCTGAATTCAGATCGATTGAAACAGAAAAGAATGACTACGAATACCTAAAAGAGCTATTTGGAGACGCTATCGTGAAGAAAAACAACCAAAACCTCAGGAAGCATAAGCACCCTTATGAAAAGACCTTAAAAGTACCTTTCTGATGAAAATAGCGATACACCAGCCAAACTTTCTTGCATGGGGTGGATACTTTGAGAAAATGCGTGAAGCAGACTTCTTTGTAATACTTGACGATGTGCAATACAGCTCAGGTGGGTATACAAATCGAGTCATGTTTGGTAATGACAAGGTTGATCCATTTTGGTTTACGATACCAGTCAAAAAAAAATTTGGACAGCTAATTTGCGATGTGGAAATTAGTGACTACAGACAAATTCACAAGAAACTTGAAAATTCGATAAAGCTATTGTACCCAAATGCTTACTTTGACTTTGAAGAACTATTTGAAATAGAGTACTTTAAGCTAGCTGACTTAAACATCGACTTTATATTGAAAGCTAGAAAAATACTAGGAATCAATACACCGCTAGTTTACTCCAGCGACATTCCGAAGCAAGGAAGCAAAGGGGATCTGATACTTGACATTGTTCAATATTTGGGTGGAGACACTTACCTATCTGGTGGTGCATCGAACAAATATTTGGATTTGGAAGCATTTGAAAAAAACGGAATCAAAGTGGAATTCACTGACTATACTCAGAAATTCTCGAACAAAACAATATTGTACTATATTGAAAAACAACACGAAATAAATGGACATGAAATTAGGACAGAATCAAAAAATACTAGTATTGTCTCCTCACACGGATGATGGAGAATTTGGACTTGGAGCCAGCATAAGCAAATTGATCAGGGATGGGCATGAAGTATATCATGTAGCTTTTAGCTCGGCTGCAAATATCATTGAACACGGAACTCAAAACAATAGGTTGGTAGAAGAAATCAAATTGGCTTCTCAGGATCTAGGACTGCACAAAAATAGGTTGTTTATACACCACTTTCAAGTGCGAAAATTCCATGAAACTAGACAAATGATACTCGATTTGTTGCTGCACTACAAAACTAGGGTGCAACCTGACATTGTTTTCATTCCCTCAGGACACGACATACACCAAGACCATCAGGTTATTCATGAGGAATCATTGAGAGCGTTTAAACACCAAACGATATTTGGATATGAGCTTGCATGGAATCTGTATAAATTCAACTATCAATTATTCATACACGTTGAAGAAATTGACATAGCCAATAAGATAGCTGCAATATCTCAGTACACTTCACAAAGCCACCGAAATTATGCCAGCGCAGAGTATATCGAAAGTTTGGCTATTTGTCATGGAGTGCAAGCAAACACGAAATATGCTGAAGCTTTTGAAGTGATCAGAATAAACGCAAAATAATTTTCATCAGGTTTGTAGTACTTCATACAAATACCTATATTTGCCTATAAATATATAACACTATGGCATACGAAATGAAAACTATTAATGGATATGACTACTATGAGGCCATGTCCGCTTTCCAAAAAGCTATTCGCAGATGCGATGAGGATGAAGCTGTCTTTTGGGGTATCGAACTTTATGACAGCAATTATGTTGGACACCTTTGGAATCGAATCCTTATCATTGCTCACGAGGACATTGGTATTGCGGAAAAAAACTTCACAGCTCAGGTCATTGCACTTAAACAAGCACACGACTATTTGGAAAAGCACAGACCAAAAAAGGTCTCCAAAAAACTAGTCATGCTCCAAACATTCATAGAGCTGGCTAGAGCCAAAAAATCACGCTACACTGACCTAGCTTATTCAGTTTACTGGGCGCAGCACTCCAACAGAGCAAAAACACGCATTGTACCTGACTACGCATTCGATATGCACACTAGACGAGGCAAAATGCTCAGGAGAGGATTAGACCACTTCTACGATGAAGGCGCACTCATTAACAACCGAGCCGAAATTGACAACGAGCGACTATTTGAGCAACTAGCTAGGAAATTTGACATCGAAGCGCAGGAAGAAGAGCGCAGGGCAAAGCAGGAAGCAAAGCCAAACAAACCTGAGCCACCTGCAGGACTATTTGACTAGGAAAAATCGACAAATATGACATACAAAAAAAGCATCGAAAAAAATATTGAAAAAAAGGCCTTGTTTCTAGAGGCATTTGAGCAGGCAGCTGGTAATGTATCGGTTGCCTGCAAAAAAATACTAATCAGTCGAGAAACTTACTATCGATGGCTTAAGGAAGATGAGGACTTCAAAGCCAAGTGCGAAGAGGTAAACGAATCTCTGTTGGATATGGCAGAGACTATGCTACTGAAACAAATCAAGAGCGAAAACACAACCTCGATTATATTCTACCTAAAAACGAAAGGTAAAAGTCGTGGATATGTGGAGAGAAGCGAGCATCTAGTAGCAGATAGCGAATCGAAGCTCCCAGATTGGTTGGATCAAGAACTTGAAGATTGATGCAAGCAAACCCGAACTTCCTATATCTAAAAAAAAAGGTTCCAAATCATAGGGTAACCTTGTTGCAGGGTGGTACACGCTCAGGAAAAACGTACTCACTTATTTACTATTTGATATGGTTGTGTAAAACAAACCCGAACGCTAGGTTGGAAATTGACTTATGCAGGGATACTTATGCGGCATTGAAGGCAACTGCATGGAAAGACTTCAAAGATGTCCTGATTAAACACCAACTATATCGGGATGAGTTTCACAACAAGACAGACCACATTTACAACTTGTATGGGAACAACATAAACTACTACGGAGCAGACAACCCAGACAAAATTCACGGTAGATCAAGGGACATCCTTTGGATAAACGAAGCGCATCAATTCCCTGAAGAAACTATCGACCAGCTTTTTCCTCGTACTAGGCATAGAATCATTGCCGACTACAACCCTGCGTTACCTCAGGAGCATTGGTTGGATAAATACATTGAGAAGTACCCACCACTAATTACGACATACAAAGACAATCCGCACTTGACAAAAGCTCAGGTTGATGACATTGAGAGCAAATTAACGAACGAATATTGGTGGAAGGTATATGGTACTGGTAATAGAGCGCAACCGACTGGAGCTATATTCAGCAACTACGTTTCGTTACCTTTCAAGGACGAGGACTTTGAGAAGGATGGTAAATACATAGCTGAACACATGGGGTTTGGTCAGGACTACGGTTTCTCTACAGATCCTTCGACACTCATTAAAATTTGGATAGACACCAAAGGCAAGAAAATATACATGAAAGAATGCTTTTGGAGTACCGGACTCAGCACTGGGGAATTGTATGACAAAAACCTAGCTCATGCAGGTAGAAATTTAATTGTCGGAGACTCGCAGGAAGTTCGACTTATATTCGAATTGAAGCAACGTGGACTGAATATTGTGCCAGCTGAAAAGGGAACTGGCTCTGTAACAGCAGGTATTTCACTCATGCTAGAATACCAGTTAATTATCGAGCAGGAAAGCAAGAATCTGCTTAAGGAATTCAACAACTACTCATGGGTTGACAAGACGAACAAATCAATTCCTGAGGACAAATGGAATCACGGAATAGATGCTGCCCGATACTATATATCGAAAACCCTAGCGAATCCGAACAAGGGTAGATACTTCTTGAAGTAAATTACAAAATCAAAATAATTAGTTATAGTAATATGCAGGTTGAAATCAAAATACCGACATCATTGAACGAAATTTCGCTCAGGACTTATCAGGAGTACATGAAGCTGATCAAAACCAGCAACGATCCTGAATTCTTGAACCACAAAACTATTGAATTGTTCTGCGGTTTGAAATTACAGCAGGCAGCTCAGATAAAGGCCACTGATGTCATGCGCCTCGTCACCAAAATTGCTACTATATTTCAACGCACCCCCGAGCTAGTCAAGACATTCAAAATCAAGGACATGGAATTTGGTTTCATACCTAACATTGAAGATATGTCATGGGGTGAGTACATGGACTTGGAGAAATACATGGAGTCTTGGGATACATACCACAAGGCACTGGCTGTAATGTACCGACCTATCGAAACCAAAAAGAACGGAAGCTACAGAATCATGCAATACACTGGCACAGCCGAATTTGCAGAGCTTATGCAATACGCACCACTTGATGTGGCACTCGGTAGTTCGCTTTTTTTTTGGACTTTAGAAAACGAATTGTACAATCATTTCCTGCGCTCTATAAAGACATTGAGCAAGGAGATGGAGTCAGAGCTGATGACTACTCTGAAACAGCACAGTTCAGCAAAAAATGGGGATGGTATAACAGTATTTACCGAGTTGCTAAAGGAGACATTACAAAATTTGAACAAGTTACGTCCATCAATGTCTTTACAGCACTTACATTTTTGAGCTATGAAATCGAAAAGGACATGATTGAACAAATGAGACACGAACGAGAACTAAATAAATTAAAACGATGAATGCTTTTTACTGGGTAACCGAAGAAATACGAAACGAAATAGCTGCATACCCACTTGTTAATACAACGAGCTATGGAGATATAGCTGCTATAGACATTGCTAAGCAAACGATTTTCCCACTTGTACACATGACGGTACTCAATGCCAATCCGAACACAAACACGGTAACATTTGACTTCCTAATCTTTGTCATGGATATTGTTGACTACTCAAAGGAGCCGACTACAGACATATTCTTTGGGAATGACAATGAGCATGACGTACTGAACAATACATACCAAACTTGTCTCAGACTTCACGCTAGTCTATTGCATGGAAATCTATACGACAAAATGATCCAGCTCAATTCGTTCTCAATGGAATCATTCAGTGAGCGTTTTGAAAACTACCTAGCAGGATGGACTATCAATATGTCCGTTACTATTCCTAACGATATGTCAATTTGCTAATGAACGAGGTACAGAACACGCTCCAAGTATTTGCCAAGTCTGTAATTAAGCAGGCACGGACCAACCTTACCCAAAAGAAAAAAAATGCCAGCGGTAAATTGTACAAATCTTTGGACTACACCCTGCAATTTGACAAGGATGGAAACGCAAAGCTAGTTTTCCTCATGGAAGATTACGGAATGTTTCAGGATCAAGGGGTTCGAGGTGTAGATCCTAGCAGGGTTCCGAATGGTATTCAAAAGGCACCGAAAAGTCCATTTCGATTTGGTACCAAAACTGGCAAGGGTGGAATGCGCAGAGCTTTGGACAAATGGATCATTCAAAGAGGTATTGCACCACGAGACAAGAAAGGTCGCTTTATGTCAAGGGCATCACTTAAATTTTTGATAGCTCGCTCTATCTATAGTCAAGGTATTGAGCCGACATATTTTTTCACGAAGCCATACCAAAACCTACTTAGAAAATTAACCCCAGACCTAGCAGAAGCATACGGTCAAGTAACAGCTCAGGAATTGTTAAAAGAAATACAAAAATTCAAAAATGGATAAGATATTCGCAAGGTCTCCATACATGGTGGAAATCAATGAAGCAGGTCAGGTTGAAACTAAACTGCAAATTTACATTTGGAATGGTACTGGTCCAGCTCCAGCTAGTCCGACAAAAACGCTTAGTAAAAAAATACCAAGTACCTCGAATCCAGCGACTTACTATGATGTATCTCCATACATACTCGAATACATAAACCACAACCAATTACAGACCGTGACTGGTTTGGTTAGTGCTAACACGGACCAATATGTCAATGTCAAAATCAAGAAATTCAAAAAGATAACGACTAGCTTTATTCAGGTAGGTACCGACCTGCAATATCTTGGTTTTGCAGGATATGGATACTTCGAGGATGGTTCGAATCCAGACTTGGGCGACTATCATTTGACTTCTGACAACTATCAGTACAACCCTTTCGGAAATTCAATTGGTTTCCTTACATTCTATGCAACGTCAGGATACTTTGTGCGCTGGACTAATCTAGTTACCGGAGCTGTTTCAACTTCATCTGTAGGTCTAGCAGGAATGAAAAACGTACCACTTGTTCGACCTACTTGGGAGCAGGATGGAAACATATTCGAAGTACTCACTGGCGCACTCGTACCTAAATTCACGGTAAAAATGACTCCAAACTTGGAGTGCAAATATGATGTGGTAGAATGCAGCTTTGTCAATCGATATGGAGCTTGGCAATCTACGTTTTTCTTCAAGGCATCTTATGATAACATGACGAAGCAAACTAGTACATACAAAATGAATCCGAACTCTTGGCCATTCTATTTGCAGCAAGAACCTCAGGTGCAGACATTCAACACGAACGCTAAAGCAAATATCAAAGTGAACTCAGGTTGGGTGCCAGAAAGCTACAAGGAAGTTGTTCGAGAGCTACTTTTGAGCGACAGAATACTAATAAACGGACTGCCTTACACCCTAAGCACCAACTCAGTAGAATTGTATAAGTCTATTAATAACAAGAATATCAATTACGAGCTGACATTTGACGCTGCATTTGATATGATAAACTCTGTAAACTAATGAACAGAAGTGTTAGGATATTTGTTGAAGGAATGGTTTTGGACTTATTTGATGACGAAACTATCTCTGTAAACTCATCTGTACAAAATATCAATGATATATCGAAGGTATATACCGACTTTTCGCAAGGTTTCAGCATACCAGCAACGAAAAACAACAATAGAATATATCAATACTTTTACGAAAGCGATGTCGATAGCACAATAGATCAGAATATCAGGAGAAGTGCTGTCATTGAAATTGACAATACTTTTTTCAGACGTGGAAAAATTGCTATTGAAAAATCTACACTCAAAAACGGACAAGCATACAGCTATGAAGTAACTTTTTACGGAGACACTCGTAGCTTACTTGACACGCTAGGAGACTCCATGCTATCGGATCTTGACTACTCCAGCTTGAACCACGAATGGACCAGCGATGAGGTATACAATAGAATAACTGATGCTACAGACAGCTACGATGTTAAATACCCTCTAATAACTTCAAATCGTATTTGGCAATATCAATCCCAACTGATAGGTGCAACGACTCCAAACTGGCTTAATTTACCCTCTCTGAGCGGTTCAAATAACATTCATAGTACTTCTGGAGCTATAAACAAGAATGAGCTGTTTCCAGCGGTTCGTGTGAGCAAAATTTGGGAGCTTATCGAAGCACAATTTGGCGTAACTTTCAACGGAAACTTTCTGACTGATCCAAAATTCACGAAGCTGTTTCTGTACTATAAGAACGCTACTGAATTTAATTACAATACACCTTCTGTCGACTTTGACTTCACAGCAAAATCGTCCGTTCCAATTACACCGACACCGAACTATGTTGATGTAGCCGCTTACTTAACTGCATCTGTTGACCTAGCGAATGACACAATCAGACTTCAGGAAACTGGAATTGACATTTTACAGCATAGTATTCGTGTACAGCTCTTGACACTTTCTGTACCGGTAAACATGGTATATGTTGATGTGTATCGAAATGGAAACTACCTACAGACGCTTCAACGAAATACTATTGGTTTCTTTTCTGTTATCGACATACCAAACGCATCAGGACTAGACGACTTGTACACTTTTCAGGTTAGAGCTACAGACACTTGTAACGTACAGCTACAAGTCAGATATGCTGTGAGTGGGTACTCTGATGATCCGAATGGCATACCAGTGGCTTTCAATAACTATATCGATATAACTTGTGCGGCTATTTCGCTTTTAGCATATACGAGCTTAGAATCATTAGCTCCAAGCATGAAGATTAGCGACTTCATGAAAGGAATCATGCAGCAAATGAACATTACTTCATACTCACTTGAAGCAGATGTTTACAATTTTGAGACGCTAGAATCTTGGTACAATAACGGTAATATATACGACATAACGGACTACACGGATGTCAATGAAACCACAATTAGTAAGGTGCCTTTGTTCAAACGAATCGACTTGAAATACCAGCAATCTGAAGCTGTTTTGAATAGGCAATTTGCTCAGTTGTTTAATAGGGAATATGGAGACGTTCTATATGACTACCAATATGATGGTCAGGAATACACTATTGAAGTGCCTTTTGAAAACCTGCTACAAAATAAATTCACTGGCACCGACCTCATGGTAGGATACTGCCTGAACAACGAATTTGCTCCATACGTTCCGAAGCCACTAGTTTTGTATTTGTACGAAAACCAAACATGCGACTTTAAATTTGTCAATGACTCGGGTGGTCATTACACGGTTACTAGCTACACACCTATGTCTCAGGACATGATAGAAACTGGAATCAATTACACCCTAAACTTTTCCGCAGAAATTAGTCCACTGCTCGATGCAACGGTATCGAATACGCTGTTCTATACCTACTACTTTGCTTACTTGTCCAATCTGTACAACATTAAGAATCGATTTGTTACGGCAAAAACCAACTTACCAATTAGCATATTGACGAACCTTCAGCTCAATGACAGATTGGTAATCAAGGATAAGCGATACCTCATCAATGACTTCAAATCGAACCTTAGAACTGGAGAAGTAGAATTTAATTTACTGCTTGACTTCAGGGGTGTTTTGAACCCAGTTGTAATTCCTGCTGATCCAAACGGTGGCTTTATCAATATCGGAATTGATTTACCAAACGGAGCTGCAACTGGAATGATTA